CCGACCCGCCGCAGCCCTCTGGCTTCGTCCCTCCCCCGCTGCTCCAGGCCAACGGCGGCAACTGGGCGCTGATCCAGGCCCGCGCCCCGAAGACCATCGGCCGGGAGAGCGCCATCTACATCGTCCGGGACAAGGGCCGCGAGCTCAGGAACGCCCTGGGCGAGAAGGAATGGCAGCACCACCTGGTGGCCGTGCTCTTCTGGCCGCTGGATTCCGCGGACGCTGAGACCGACCAGGCGGCGCTCGACGCGGAGATGGTGAAGGTGCTCGCCCGCATCCGCGGCCCGTGGCTGGACAAGACCCACGGCGGGGCATTCGCCTCGGTCGGTGAGGATTCGAGCGAGATCCAGGTCGACTACGGGGACGTGATCGTGCAAGTCGCAAACGGTGGCCCGCTCGAGGTGCACGTCGCCTACATGGCCACGGACACCTTCCCGGGCTGAGAGGAGAACCCATGCTGCGTCGCTTCCAGAACCCGCACCAGAAGCCGGTGCGCCTCTTCCACCCCGGCGACCCGGAGCACGGTCAGCCGACCGTCGAGCTGGTCGCCGCGGCCGGCGAAATCTTCGAGATGGAGCTGCCCGAGGACCAGCCGCGACCCGACGTCCTCAACGAGTTGACCCCTGGCCGCGAGAGCGCGCCGTGGGACGTCGCGTGGACGTTGCCGGAACCCGTGCCAGCGGCGACGAACCGCGGGCGTTTCGCTCGGTCGCCCGTCGAGGCGCCGCCCGCAGAACCCGCCGCCGCTGAGACGGCACCTCAGGAGAGCTGACCATGCCGTTCCTCAGCAGACAGACCTTCATGGGGCTCGGCAAGGAGTCGACCCAGGGCACCCCGGCGGCCGCCAGCCTCTTCGTCCCCGTCGCCACCAGCGTCAAGCCGGCCGACACGCCGACCTACGTCGACGATGACTCGATCGTCGCCAACCGCTCCAAGATCCGTCAGTCCTACCAGGGACCGATCGACAGCACCGTGAGCTACGACGGCTTCTGGTACCCCGAGGTCATCGGCTTCCACACCATCGCCCTCGGGCTGGTCGACGCCGCCACGCCGAAGCAGGGGCGCACCGTCGCCGACGGCGTCACGACGATCTCCACCAACACCGTCACCTCCGCCACCGCAAACTTCACCGCGGCGGACCGCGGGGCGGCGATCACCGCCACCGGCATCCCGGCCAGCGCTTTCATCACCGTGATCAACTCGGCGACGTCGGTGCAGATCTCCGCCAACGCGACGGCCAGCGGCGTGTCGCTCTCGCTGGTCATCGGCTCGACCACCGTCTACCGGCACCCCTTCCAGCTCAGTCCCACCTCCGGAACCCAGCAGCCGGCGAGCTTCTCGGTCGTCGACTACGACGCGGTGGACGCTGCAGCGACCCGGGTCTACCCCGGCTCGGTCATGGACAGCCTGGACCTCACCATCGACGCCAAGGGGGCCGTGAAGTACTCGGCCAAGTGGATGGGCTGGCCCAGCGTCACCGGTACGGCGCCGACGGCGGTCTTCCCGTCCTCGGCGGGACCGATGGGCTGGCAGGCCCAGTGCTACTTCGCGCCGCTCGGCTTGGCCACGGCCGTCCCCCGGCTGATCTCGGGCACCATCAGCCTGAAGAACGGCACCGAGGCGATCCACACCGCCAATGGGCTGCAAAGCCCGTACGACGTCTGGGCGGGCGACTTCGAGGTCAGCATCAAGCTCAAGATGCTCCTGGAAAACACCAGCGACTGGCGGCACTTCATCGTGAACGACCAGCCGCCACTCATCATCACCCTGACGCTGGCCAACAGCATCAGCTGGAGCTGCTTCGTCTCCCAGCCGGTGTGGAAGTCGGCACCGTCCGACCGCAGCCAGAAGTGGATGCAGTTCGACGCCGACATCACCGGGGCCAACAACGCCGCGGACGGCGGGGCGGCCATGTTCGTCCTCGGCAACGCCCTCGTCACGGCGTACTGAGGTGCCGGGCTACAAGAACCTGACGCTGCGCGTGGACCTCAGCGAGGAGTGGGGTGACGGGGCCTTCGTAGAGCTGCTCAACCCCGACATGCTGCCGCTGCGGGTGGACCCGTACGCCCTGGTGCTGCCGCCCAGACCAACTCCAGAGGGCCGCGAGCCGTCAGCGGAAGAGCTGGCGTCCTGGAGGGCATCGTACGAGACCATGCTCATCGAGGCTGGCAAGGCGCGGGCCGAGGAGTTGGTGCTCAAGTGGCTCGTCTGGGACCCGGAGACGGGGGAAGAGTTACCCATCCCAAAGGCCGACCCCACGGTCTTCGCCAAGCTCCCCGCCGGGATCATGGCGGCGATCGGACGCAAGCTGTCGGAGCCGCGACCCACAAACCCTCGGACGCCCCCGAGCCCGGCGAGTACTACTTCGACGACGTCCTAACCGTCGTCGAGTGCATTCTCGACGGCACCTGGGCCGGGGGCGAGGCTCCTGAGGAATGGCGCGACTATCGCCTCATGCGAACGATGGGCTGGTCCTGGTTCGACCTCACCGGGCAGCCCGGCGGCACGCCCCCCTACGTGAGCCGCTTCATCGGCGACTTCATCGCCGCCGAGGCGATCACCGCCAGCAACCGGATGCGCGCCCATGGCTGACGAGCTGCTCCCCGGCGTGCTCTCCGGACGCTTCGTGCGCGTGGTCGCCAGCGCCGAGGTTCGGAGCGCGGCGTCGCTGACCGCCCTCGCCCTCTTCATCGAGAACCGGGCCAAGCAGAACGCCAGCAGCGGTGCCCACTCGTACGGCTCGCACACGGCGTCGTCGCCCGGTAGCGGGCCGTCTGTCATCAGCGGCGACCTCCGGCGTTCCATCACCCACACGCCAGTTACCCCGGTCGGCGACGACCTCCAGACCCGCGTAGGCCCGGCGTCGACGCCGCACACCGACTACGGCCACGGCCACAGGTCGACCACGTCGGGGAAGATCGGCCTCTACCTCGAGACGGGCGACCACGGCGTCACCTACCCGTTCCTCAAGCCTGCGTTCGACGAGGCGGTCGGGGCCAACGCGGGGATCTGGCTGTCGACCTTCGCCAGTGGCGGTAGCTGGACATGAGCGAGCGCGAGCGGCGGCTTCGGAGAGTGGCGTGAGCGACGAAATCAGCGATCTCTACGTCAACCTGAGCGCGAACACCAGCTCGTTCGTCGCCCAGATGGCCGGGGCGACCACGGCGAGCAAGGACCTCGAGGACCAGTCGTCGAACACCAGCGAGATGCTTCTCGGCATCGGCGTCGCCGCCCTCGCCGCGGCCGCTGGGCTGGTCGCCTGGGGAGTGACCGGGTCGGACACCTTCAACCAGAAGATGACCCTGATCCGCACCCAGGCCAACGACACCACGGACGACCTGGGCACGATGTCGCAGGCGGTGTTGAACATGGCCGGCGCGGTGGGCCAGACGCCGGACGCCCTCGCCGACGCCCTGTATCACATCACCTCCGCGGGTTTCACCGGCGCACAGGCGCTCGATCTGCTGAAGAGCTCCGCCGACCTGGCCGACGTGGGCCAGTCGAACCTCACCGACACCACCAACGGCCTGATCGCGATGCTGCGGTCCGGCGTCCCCGACGTGAAGAACTCGACCCAGGCCGTCGCGATGCTGAACGCGATCGTCGGCAGCGGCAACATGACCATGGACGACCTGGTCGGCTCGCTGTCGAAGTTCATGCCCGTCGCCGGCACCTTCGGGGTCTCGGCGCAGTCGATGGGCGCGGCGCTGGACACCCTGACCGACCAGGGCTACGGCAGCTCCCAGGCGGCCACGGCGCTGCGCATGACCATCGCGATGATGGCGGCGCCGACCGCGGCCTCGGCGGGGATCCTCAAAGACCTCGGCCTCACCGCGACCCAGACCGGCTCCATGACCGCGGCGTTGACAGAGGCCCTGGCCAAGAGCGGCGTCACTCAGACCCAGCTCGCCTCGGACATGAAGCAGCCGGACGGCCTGGCGGTGGCACTCACGGACCTCAAGACGCACATGGAGGACGCCGGGGTCAGCTCCCAGGAGCAGGCGGACATCATCGCCCGCGCCTTCGGCGGTGGGAAGACCGGCGCGGCCATCCTCGACCTCTATAACAACATCGGCACCGTCCAGCAGAAGTTCATCGACATCGGGGGCGCTGTCGACAACTTCGGCTCCGACCTCCAGACGCAGATGGGGACCTCGAGCCAGCACATCCTGGACTTCCAGGGGACCGTCGACGCCATGCGGATCGACCTCGGCGACATCTTCGCGCCGATGGCGGACTCGGCGGTCAAGGCCTTCCAGGGCACCCTGATGGTGTACGGCCCGGAGGCGATCTCCTGGGTCAAGAACGACGCCCTCCCCGCCATCGAGGATCTCGGCCGGTTCTTCGAGGATGACGTCGTCCCCGCGGCAGAGGAGGCCGGTAAGGCCCTGCTCGGCATCGGCGAGGTGGGCGGCTCGGCGGTCGAGGACGTCTTCGGCTTCATCGTCAACGACCTGGGCCCGCCGCTGGAGGACGTGCTCGGCTTCATCTCCAGCAACGGCTGGATCATCGACGCGATCTTCGGAGCGTGGGCGGCGCGGTGGGTGGCCATGAAGGCGATGGGGATCGCCACCGAGGTGCTCCAGTGGGGTGCCGCCTTCAGCACCTTCGCGACCGTCTCAGGGAGCACCAGCGCGGCCATGGCGGCGACATTGGGCATGGGTGGCACGGGAGGCCTGTCCGGATCCATCAACAGCGTCTCAGCGGCTGCAGCGGACTTGGGGACGACGGGAGCCGCGGGCTTCGACCATCTCGGCGTCTCGGCGGTGACCGCAGCCCCTGGGATCGCCAGCGTCGGGGAGACGGCGGCGGCGGCGACCCCAGAGATCGCCTCGATGGGCGCCGCTTCGGATGCCACCGCCGCTGCGATCGCTGCGTGGGCGGCGTCGGCGCCCGAGGCGTCAGCCGGGGTCGCAGAGGTGGGCGCCGCTGCGGCGGTAGCCACGCCCGAGATCACCGCGGTCGGTGCCGCCGGTGATGTCGGCGCCGCCGGCCTGGGCGCGATGCTCGCGCCGCTCGGGATCATGGTGGCCGGCGCCGCAATCGTGACCCTGGCGATGAACTGGAACTCCGTCACCAGCGCGCTGCAAGGCTTCTTCGACCCCGCCGGGGCGGCAGCCGACCAGCTCCAGAAGCTGAACGAGGCGGCCCAACAGAGTCTCTCCGCTGACCTGACCACAAACCTGCAGGAGTTCACTCAGGGCCTGGAGCAGGCCGCCCAAACCGACGAGACCTATACCAGTCAGCTGAAGGCGAACGCTGGCGCCTACGACCAGCTCAATGAGAGCCAGCAGGACGTGACCAAGCAACTGCAGGAGATGGCCAGCAGCTATCAGAACCTCACCGCTCAGCTCGCTACGACGGCGCAGGGGGTACAGCTAGTCGGCAAGAACGCGGGCACGATAGTCAACGAGGGACAGGTCCAGGCGCTGCAGGAGCAGCTCGCCAACCTGAAGATCCCCGCGGAGGTGACCGCCAGCTGGTCCACCTTCAGCAACGAGGCCCAGGACGTCTTCAACGAGCTGGCCTCGACCAGCCACGGCTCCGGGGTGATGATCTCGGAGTTCTACACCCAGCTCCAGAAGGACAACGGCAACGCCGGCCAGGCCATAGACGACCTCGCGACCAAGGAAGGTGGGGACTGGGACACCATCGCTGCGGACGCCCAGACAGCGGCGGCGTCGATGCAGCAGAGCCAGGAGACCGATCTCGTCAACGCCACGATCTCGGCCTGGGACACCATCAACAGCGTCTACGGCACGGGCACGGCGGCGGCAGAGGCGGCGCTGAAGGGCCTCTCGCCGGCTCAGCAGGAGGTCGTCACCGACCTGCAGTTGATCTCCAGCCAAACGGGCCTGAGCATCAACCAGCTCGAGCAGCTCGGCTCGGCGGGCGTCATCAACTCTACGATCACCGTCAATGGGCACCTGGTCACGGTCCACGGCACGCTGCAGCAGGTCACCCAGGAGATCGAGAACGCCCAGGGGGCGACAGGCGTCTGGGTGGCGGACACCGTACGCGGTGCCGCGCAAGCCAACGCGGCGATGGCGATCTACCTGGGGACACTCGGGACGGTCGGCAGCAAGCTCGCCACGACGGGCTTTGTGGGCCAGACGTCTCGGCTCAGCATCTACGCCACCGGCGGCGTGTCGGCAGGACCAGAGCTGGCCTGGGTGGGTGAGGGCGGCCCGGAGGTGCACATCCCGCAGTCCGTGGCGGGGCCGATGTGGCCGTACCTCCTCGGCCTCCTCGGTGGCGCTCCGGCCTCATCCGGAGGCGGGGGTGGCGGGTTGGCCAGTGCAAGCGCAGCGATGGGCGCCGCGGCTACTGGCGGGGGCTCAGGTGGCGGCGTGGTCATCCAGATCGGCTCCGTGACGCTGCAGGGGATCGCCAACCCCCAGGAGTTCATCTACGAGCTGCAGAACCTCGCTCTCTCCGCAGCGAAGGGGCAGGGCATCCCGTCGCTCTTCGGGAGCTACTGAGAGGGGCAATCGCTCCCGGCGGTGACGATCAGGGCCACCCCAGTTTCAAGGGAGGCCTCCCGTCATGCCTGATGTCCCGAGTGCCCAACTGGATGTCGCGAACAACGCCATCCTCACCGCCGGCACCACCTACTACCTGTCGCTCCACACGGCTGATCCGGGGGCCGGGGGAGCCAGCGAGGGCGGAGAGGGACGCCAGTCGATCGTCTTCGCCTCCTCGTCGGGCGGCACGATGACGTCCAACACCTCGCAGCTGTGGGCGTCCGCGGTCGGCGGCACGTACCCCAACTTCGGCATCTGGACAGCCGCCAGCGGTGGCACCTACAAGCGGGGCGGCCAGTTGACGTCGTCCATCTCTCCCGCGGCGGGCGCCCAGATCGTGTTCTCCAGCGGGGCCATCACC